GAAAAATACGGTTATGTAGCATAATGTTTTTTAAAAAATTGAGTCTTGTTACTGGTGGATTTGATCCTATCCATAGCGGACACATATCATACTTTACAAGAGCAAAGGATTTTTCTGATTATCTTGTTGTTGGTATCAATACTGAACAGTGGTTAAAAAACAAGAAAGGTCAATACTTTCAATCTTGGGTTGAACGTGCAGAGATTATTCGTCATTTAGACATGGTGGATGCAGTGATTACTGTACCAGATGATGATAAAGGTTCTGCCTGTGGTGCAATAGCAAAATGTTTAGAGATTGCAGAGACAGTTGTTTTCTGTAATGGAGGTGATAGAGGTAAATCTAATACACCAGAAACTGATTTATATGGTGAAGATCCAAGAGTACAATTTGAATTTGGTATTGGTGGTGATGATAAGATGAATAGTAGTTCTTGGATACTCAAGGGTTACTTTGAAAGACAACGTAAATTATTAGGAATATGAATTGTTGGCACTGTGGCACTGAATTAATTTGGGGTGGAGACCATGACCTTGACGATTACGAAGATATGGAGTATGATATAGTTACAAACTTATCATGCCCTAAGTGTGAATCATACGTTGAAGTTTATCATAAGATAGAAAAATAATGGATTTTCTCAAAGAAATAGTTAAAGAGATTGGTGACGAGTACACACAAATCGCAGCAGACATAGATGAAACAGAAAGATTCATTGATACAGGAAGTTATATCTTTAATGCAGTTGTTTCTGGTTCCGTTTATGGTGGCGTTTCTAGTAATAAGATCACTGCCATTGCTGGTGAGACTTCTACTGGAAAAACTTATTTTTCCCTTGCTATTGTCAAAAACTTTTTGGACACTAACCCTGATGGGTATTGTCTCTATTTTGATACTGAAGCTGCAATCACCAAGGGATTACTTGCATCTCGTGGAATTGATCAAAACAGACTTGTTGTTGTCAATGTCGTTACCATAGAAGAGTTCCGAAGCAAGGCACTCAAAGCAGTTGATATATACTTGAAGACAGAAGAAGAGAATCGCAAACCTTGCATGTTTGTTTTAGATTCTTTAGGTATGCTTTCCACAGAGAAAGAGATTACTGATGCATTGAATGATAAACAAGTTCGTGACATGACCAAATCACAACTTGTCAAAGGTGCGTTTCGTATGCTTACCTTAAAACTTGGTCAAGCAAACATTCCCCTTATAGTCACAAATCATACTTACGATGTCATCGGATCTTATGTCCCAACTAAAGAAATGGGAGGAGGCTCTGGTCTCAAATATGCCGCTTCTACGATCATTTATCTCAGCAAAAAAAAGGAAAAGGATAAGACAGAAATTGTTGGAAACATTATTAAAGCTAAGACGGCTAAATCAAGACTCTCCAAAGAAAACCAACAAGTCGAAATAAGACTTTACTATGATGAGAGAGGACTTGACAGATACTATGGTCTTCTTGAGTTAGGAGAACTTGGTGGTATGTGGAAGAATGTTGCAGGTCGATATGAAATGAATGGTAAAAAACTATATGCTAAAGAAATATTAAAAAATCCCACACAATACTTTACAGATGATATAATGAAAGAACTCGACTCTATTGCTCAAAAGCAGTTTTCTTATGGATCGGATTGAAACCACAATACTTCAAAACTTAATATACAATGAAGAATATTCTCGTAAAGTTATTCCTTTTATTAAACCCGATTACTTTGAAAATAAATCTGAAAGAGTCACCTTTGAACAGATTTCAGAGTTTATTGTTAAGTATGGCTCTGCGATTACAATTGAAGCCTTAAATATTGAAGTCGATAATCGCACAGACTTAACTGAAACAGAAGTTAAAGAGATAAGAGAACTTAATGGTTTTCTAACTAATACACCAGTTGATTATCAATGGTTGATGGATACTACTGAGAAGTGGTGTCGTGATCGTGCAATCTATCTTGCACTGATGGAATCAATTCAACTTGCAGATGGTGATGATAGTAAGAAGAATAAAGATGCAATACCATCTATACTATCAGATGCACTTGCAGTATCATTTGATAATCATGTTGGACACGATTACTTAGAAGATTACGAAGAAAGATATGACTCATATCACAGGAAAGAAGAAAGAATTAAATTTGATCTTGATTTCTTTAATAAGATTACAAAAGGTGGAGTTCCAAATAAAACACTTAATATTGCATTAGCAGGAACTGGTGTTGGTAAATCTTTGTTTATGTGTCACGTTGCAAGTAGTGTTTTACTTCAAGGTAAAAATGTTTTATACATTACTCTTGAAATGGCAGAAGAAAAGATTGCAGAAAGAATTGATGCTAATCTTCTAAATGTTTCGATTCAATCTATCACTGATTTACCTAAACCGATGTTTGATAAGAAGGTAAATAGTATCGCAAAGAAAACACAAGGAACTTTAATTATTAAAGAGTATCCAACAGCATCTGCACACTCTGGTCATTTTAAATCCTTGTTGAATGAACTATCGTTGAAAAAATCTTTCAAACCTGATATAATATTCGTAGATTACTTAAACATCTGTGCATCAAGTCGTTATTCTAAATTAGGCAATGTCAATTCTTACTCGTATATCAAAGCAATTGCAGAAGAACTCCGTGGTCTTGCAGTTGAAGCTAATGTACCTATCATCTCCGCTACTCAGACGACTCGCTCTGGCTATGGTAGTAGTGATGTCGATCTTACTGACACAAGTGAGTCCTTTGGTCTTCCAGCCACTGCTGATCTTATGTTTGCTCTTATATCTACTGAGGAACTGGAAACGTTAAACCAGATAATGGTAAAACAATTGAAGAATCGTTATAATGATCCAACCATATACAAAAGGTTTGTGATTGGAGTTGACCGTGCTAAGATGAGATTATATGATTGTGAACAGAAAGCACAAGATGATATTCTTGACAGTGGTAAGGAAGAGGAGTATAATGACTTCAAACAGAAACCTAAAAAATCATTTGCGGAATTTAAATTTTAATGACTAAGAAAATTGACTTTGATAAGTACGCTTTATTCGTGGATGGTGTCACATCCGATTCCAGTAAAGATTATCAATGCTTTATTGAGAGTGTTAGTTCCCTTAGTGGAAAGGGTGCCAATATTGAGCGGCTTCTTACTGCTGCTGTTGGTATTAGTGCTGAAGGTGGTGAGTTTATGGAGATTGTCAAGAAGATGGTTTTCCAAGGTAAACCTTGGGACGAGCATAATCGAAAGCATCTTATTATTGAGTTGGGTGACGTTATGTGGTATGTAATGCAAGCATGCAAGGCATTAGATGTTTCAATCGAAGAAGTTGTAGCAGGGAATGTAGATAAATTAAAGAAGAGATATCCTGGTGGAGAGTTTAATGTCTACCAATCAGAAAATCGTAAGGAGGGAGACCTATGAGGGATCAATTAATTAAAGCACTATTAGCTCATGCACAAGGTGACATACAGAAACATGTAGCAAACGTAGAAGTTTATTTGACTAATCCTGCAGGTATAGGAGAGCATTCAAATATTGTAGAGGCAATCGAAACAGAACTTGATATGATTGCAAAGTACCAAGATCAGATAGATATCATACATAAATATTTCAAAAAGTAATTTGAAATGGCATTATTTTCTGCCTTACAATTTAGCAATTTACAAAAAAATCCTCAAAGATTGCAAAAATTTGTAGAGAAATTTAACGCTAAGGAAGATTTTACCTTAGTTAATGGAAAAAAAATAAAAATAAAACAAATTGAAATCAATAAAGTAAGATATAAACCAGGTGATGGTGAATTAGAATCAGCAATTTTTGATTCATCTTTGAAGGGTACTGCTGTAAAGTTATATAATGGTGGTATGATTACGATAACTAAACTTGCAAAAACTGATGAATTTGGTGGTCAATCCAAATCTAAAAGTGAAGGGGGTGGAGGATTTCAAGGTAAAGCAACTGAAGTTTTAAGTGAAACAGCATTTTGTTTCTATTATGCTTTAGTGGTTACTGGTAATTTGAAAAATTATAGTATGGAATCTTGGAAAAAAGTTAAAAATACATCTGATTTTCAAACATTGTGTAGACAATTTACTGGTGTTCATAAAATGTTGACATATCAATTTAATGATGTTGCAGAATTAGATAAACATTTACCTAGAATGTATGCTTTTTTAACACAAGAGGGTTGGGATGATATTGCAACAAGACAAGCAAAAAAATTTAAAAGTAAATATCCATCAATAACACGAAGTTATTATATTGCTAGACCATCAGGTATGGATAAGTCATATAATCCATACGTAGCTTTTAATAATCTAAAAGACTCTCTTAAGGGATATATTGGATTGGATAGGGCTGTTGATGAAAATAAATGGAATCCTGCAGATTTTTGGATATTTAATAGAAGAGGACAATACTTTATGGAGATATGGAATAAAAAAGCAAAGGAACTTAAATCAATAAAATCTGAAACTTATTCTGCAAGTTACATGAATTTAGTTAATAATCAAGTGTATAAATTATTTGAAAAAAATATGTTATTTCCAGTTTCATTAAAAAAAAGTGGAACTAGTGTTAAAATAGTTAAAGTTAATGATAAAAATACAAACATAGATCAAATCGTAGAATATGATAGAGTTTTATTAGATCCAAATAACCAAGACGTTCAGATTTTTTATAATTTAAGCACTTATGAAGACAATAAATTACTTTCTAAAAAAGAACTAAAAGCAAAAATGAAAACTGCTAAAGGTGGTTTTAGATTGGAATTAGAAGAGGCATCAAACGCCACAGCAAGACATGGTTCTGTTGGTGTGGGATTGCAACAATATATTATATACAATACAAATGATAGTGGCATCAGTAAATTGAATGAGATAAGAAAAGAATTTGATGAGGATGACATGTATCAATATTTACCTAGAGGTTCAACAGAAAATTGGATGGGAGTCAATAGGTATAATAGGATAGGTAATGAGGCAGCAAAACTTTTACCTTATGTTAATCGAATGATGGAGGAAATAAATGGAGCAGACTCAAAATTTAATGATAAGAAATATGCAGGTCAAGGTAGTTATGCAACAGCAATCGCAACAAAGGCAGGTGCAGGGGAATTAGCAATAGCAGTAACAAAAATTATTAATAAATTTGCTAGAGATATTGTTGTAGAAAACTTACATCTTGCTGCAGGTTCTGGTGGTATTCAAGTTGGCGCAAGTCCTGAACAAATAAAAAGAAGGTCTAGACTTCTCGGTATGAAAGAGGATGAAATGATATTAATAGAGGATGTCAAAGAATATAAAAATTTATTTAGTGGTTGTTTTCATTTAAAGGTGATGTAATGAAAAAAAATATTCCCATAGAAGATTTAATAGACTCATTTGATTCGGATGAAAAGAATCTTGGAAAGAGATATCGTGAGTTCTTATACCATTGTTTTACAAAGTTTGAGGAACAGATTAAAAAAATTAAATCTAAAAAGATAATAAATAAGTACATAACTATGAGAAATAATACTTTTAGTTACCTTATTCAAAACGAAAAAGAGATAACCTTAAAATTATCCCGATCTAGATGAAATCTTTTTTCCAATTTCTTGAGTCCACAGCCGTCCAACAAGCAACCCGTATGGGGTTGACTAGTGATGGTCATGGAGGATGGTACGATAAAAAGGGTGAGTTTATAGCAAAAACAGAGAAGGGACAACTTAAATTCTTTAATAAGAAACAGAGAGTAGGTCAAGATCCACCATCATCAGATAGGGAAAAAGGTTTATCGGGTGTACAACCAGCAGGTGCTCAACAACAACCTGCACAGGAACCAGTTGCTAAATTACCAGAAGCACCACCAGAAGTAGAAAAAACAAAAGGAACATTGACTGTTGCATTCGGTAGGTTCAATCCTCCTACAACAGGACACGAAAAACTATTGAATCAAGTTGCAAAGTCATCTGATGAAGATGATTACATCATTGTGCCATCCAGAAGTCAGGATGCAAAGAAAAATCCATTAGATCCTGATAGCAAAGTATCTGTAATGAGACAGATGTTTCCAAAACATAGTGAAAAAATTGTAAATGATCCTGCAAATCGAACAATATTTGATGTATTAAAGAAAGCACATAACGATGGATATGCAGGTGTCAGAGTCGTTGGTGGTGCAGATCGTCAGAAAGAATTTGATAAGTTAGTTAATACTTATAACGGTAAACTGTATCAGTTTGATAAAGTAGAAGTCGTATCAGCAGGTGATCGTGACCCTGATGCTGATGATGTCACAGGTATGTCTGCATCAAAACAGAGAAAGGCAGCGGCAGAAGGAGATCTTAAATCTTTTATGAAAGGTATTCCATCTTCGATGGAGAAGAAAGCAGCAGAAGAATTATATAAGAATATTAGAAAGGCAATGAATATCAAAGAGGGTTGGAATCTATGGGAGATTGCTCCTAAGTTTGATTGGCAAGGACTTCGTGAAAATTATATCGGTGAAAGAATATATCAAATAGGACAATTAGTTGAAAATTTAAATACAGGAGTGATAGGACGTATAATTCGTCGTGGTGCAAATCATCTTATTTGTGTTACTGAAAATAATTTAATGTTTAAATCTTGGATAAAAGACGTATCAGAAACAAGAAAAGAATCTTATGATACACTTACAGATGTGTCAGGAGTGTCATCAGATCAAAGATTAATTGGCACTGATTCACTACGCAAATACACCGAAACTATGGTGAAAGGAAGTGCTTACGGAAAACATTTCCTAAATAAATATAGGAAAAAATCAAAACAATAAATTGATGGACAAACCAGTGGCTGCTGCTCCAACAGGAGCGAAGGAAAAAGTTGAAAAACAAGCAAGACAACTTGCGTATGACGTAAGATATAAAACAAAGCAATCCATGGCTCAAAAAAGTGGTGGCAGATTAGATCCTGCACAGGTTCAGAAAGCTTATATGTCACAACTTGCTAAGTCTCCTGCACCACCAGCAGTGAAATCAAGAGCAAAACAAATGTTAATGGGAGAAGACTATAAGAAAGACCTTGGTAAGTTAGTATCTGATAGTGCTGCCACTGCATTATATAAGGTATTTGTTGAGCATCATCAGAAAGATGCTAATGGTAATGTAATAGAACATGATGGGAATCCTAGACCAGAAGAGGAGATAGCAGATGATCTTGCATCTAACTCTGTAGAAGATATAAACGAAGAAGAAAAACAATATAAGGTAAGAGTCACTGATAAAAAGACAAGCAATTCTTATGTCAGAATGGCAACTCGTGCTAAGATAGGTGAACTTCGTTCTAATCCAAATATTGCATCAGTTGAAATGACCGAGTATGGATCACCTACTAAGTCAGAAAAATATAAGGGTAAACAAACCGCAAAAGTTAAACAAGGTCTTGACCCAGTTGGAAAAGAAGATAGTGACGTTAATAATGATGGTAAAGTTAATAGCTCTGACAAGTATTTAATGAAACGTAGAAAAGCTATTGGCAAAGCAATGGCTAAAGAAGAGTATTCTTGGAGAGATGGTTTTGCTAAACTTATTGAAAAGAAAGAGAAAGAAAAGAAAATTACTGGTGAGGGTGTAGATAATTCTAAACTCATCAAAGTTTTCCCTGATGAAGTCAAAGAGCAGATGATGGACAAGGAAGAAAAACCACAGATGGCAAAACCAGATCCTCAATTAGTATCTAAGGAAAAGAAACAGGCAATGCTTAAGAAACAAGTGTTGATGAAGAAGTTACAAGCAGTTCGTGCAGGTGCAGGTTCTGACATTACATCTTCTTATGAACCAGAAGGTGAAAAAATAGAAGAGGGAGATTATAAGTTAACCCCACAGCAAATAGCATCTGCTCGTGCAACAGAGAATAGAATAGCTGCAAGAGAAAGAGCAGCTGCAAAAAGAAGAAAAGATAGAAATCAACTTAGAAAACAGGGACAGTTTGGTGCATCAGGGAAGT